TCCTCCGGGTCTCGATGTCAACATATCATCTAAGTTAACTCTATCAGAGATGGCGTAACGACCGTTGTTAGCTAAATACATATTGTCTAATTGACCACGAATCAATGTAGACTTAATCATTTGTATGTCTTTAGTCAAATCAGTATAAGAACGACCCACGTGTCTGTGTGGCATTAACATAGGAGAGACACAGGCAAATGGAACGTGTTCACATGAATCTTCCTTATATATAATCTGATTACCTAAAACAACAAATCGTTTACGCTCACCATCTACTTTTAAGTATGTATCACGAACTAAAACTTCTGATGTATCTACGGCTCTATCATATTGCTCTGAGTATATATCACGTGCATTGGATTCAATTTCAAACTCATCCATCTCTGCCATGATTTGATTAATTTCATTTTCATCAACATCAAATATTTCTGCTACCTCTGATGGGTGCATTAACTCACGATGCTGAACAAATCGTGCTGTATTTAAATCTGTGCCAATACAATCAACAGACACCATCATGTTTTCAGGTGCAACATTTTTAATTTTAATTTCACCTGTAATTTCTTTTACTTTAATTTTAACGTCATGCAGCATAGGAATAGGAACTAATGCTGGGTCTTGTCCCATCATCATTGCTTGCTGTTGTAATATAGCCATATCAACAGATGGGTCTGGATATTCTTCGTGTTCTTCTATTTCGATATTGTCATCAGCAGCAAACATATCTAACTGACCATCAGTTAGTCCTTTATATTCTTCAGTCTCGTATTCTTCATTTTCTTCATAATATGCTTTTACATATCCGTTTTTAGAAAGTAATGCGTCTTTAAACCATACATAGAATGTTTCAAATCCGTTATTCTTTTCCATAACCACATGGTTAACGTAATCAGTTTCTTGGTCTGCGGCAGCTACATCTTCTGGGTTCTTTGGCTCAAACTTAACCACTTCATCACCGGATACAAATACCTTTAATAATTGTGGTAATGCTGATTCAATCGTATCTTGAACGTCATATGATACTACTTGAGAACGACCTTCTTGTTCGTTGCCAAATGGCTCGCCCAAATAATACTGAATAGCTTCAGCACGTTCAGAAGATAATTGTGAGTCATTAATGCCATAAGCAATATTTTCCTCATTATCTATCTTGCTGAGTATTTGTTCTTCTGTAAGTTTTTCCATTAAACGATTCCCATGTTAGAGTATTGTATCTCTTGATTATGCCATGATTCATTTGACAGTTTATCAGCTGATACACATAAATACCTAAAAGCATCTGCACCATGAGAATATTCATCATGAACAGGAGCGGTAGGCTCATTAGTTGTGTTGTTAATATTACGTCTATAATGTTTTAAACATTCAATTAAACGGCTTGCAGATTTATCAAAATAAACTTTATGGAAGTTCATTCGTGATACTTTAATACCAGATTCAACGTCAAGTTTAGGAACGATTCTAATATCCCAACCTTGCTTTCTCATAATATCTTCTGCTGATATACCGTATTTAAAATCTTTAGATTGACCATCATGTGGTAAATACATATGACCCCAATTATATTGTAGGTCTTTTAGTTGTGCAGAATAGCTATCTAATGTTCTATGGTCATCTTCTATATAACCAATGATTCTTAAATCAGCTAAACCTTTTTGCACTAATATAATTGACATACTATCGTTCCAACCCAAGTCCATTACCACGTGGACTTTTAACATAGGGTCATAAGGAACATTAGTTACACGTCCTTGTTCTTGTGCGTCTCTTATTTCATCTGCATAAATAGCACCATCAACAGCAGACTTACATTCGCCTTCCCATATGTTTTCATAATCAGGGTTATTAGCTTTTGAATGCAACCGCTCTTGTTCAAGCACATCAGGAAACCAAGGGTTGTCTGCGTAATTTACTTTTTCAACAATGCTATCTTCTGGTGGATTAACTACAAAGCGTTGATATGTATCGTCTGTATCTAAGTCAGGGTTAAATGATACCCATATTTCACTGTTAGGTTTACGTATGGTTGGTATTAATATATCCCATGAGCGTTTAGATATAGTTTGTGATTCCTCACACCAACATATATCCACACCTTCATATGATTTAATTGACTCAACCGTATTGTTAGCAAGACCGGTAAATGTTATTTGACTACCATTCTTGCCTCTGATTTCATTCTCTAATATTTCATAAAACGCACCATAACCCATAGCTTGGATTTGGTCTGATAATAATTGATGAACAGATTGTTTAATAGAGCGTTGTATTTCCCTTGCACATAATATACGTAATTGCTTTTGTGCTGCTTGTATAATTAATGCTCTAGCAAATCCCCATGACTTACCGCTACCACGACCACCATAAGCTACCTTATATCGGTGTGGTTCAAATAAGAATTTTAGTTTACTCGGAAACTTCTTCGTCTCTTGGCTTTGCATCAACGAACTCGATTCCAACGCTTACTGGGATAGGTGAACCATCTGCACCTGTTATTTCATGTTTATTTGTTTCTGCCCAACCGGCTCTAGTCTTTAGCCAAAACATACTTGCAGCAGTATTACCATTAATAGCTTGGTTATATAAGCCTTGTGCAACTTTAGCATTAGCTTTAATACGACCTTTATCTAATTCTTTGCGATAGTATTTAGTTAATGTATCTGCACTAATTTCTAACTCAATAGCTATATCTTCAAATCTAGTGCCAACTGCTGATAGTTGTTGAACTAACAATCTATTTTCTTCGGTTGGTTCGTGTAGAACTCCTTGTGCCATTTTACTTTCCTTTTATAACTCCGAAAGTTTATACTTTCAGTTGGTTACGTTAATAATTCTGCTTTCTTACCTGTGAAATCTTCCCATCGTTTTACTATTACATCACAAAATTTAGGGTCAAATTCCATAATAAATGCTTGTATATTATGTTTTTCTGCTGCAATTAATGTTGAACCTGAACCACCAAAATAATCTGCAATAGTTTTTGATGTTAAATTAAATCGTTTAATTATCCATTCCATTAATGCTACTGGTTTTTGTGTTGGATGTACACGATTAGTTTTTTCTGATGCTTTGGTAAATTGTCTGACAACACTTCTAAAGTTTGCCCATGCTAATTCACAATCTGTTTGGTCTGATTCACCATTATTTTTATCCCATACTAACCAACATTCGCTGTCAGGTAATACAGATGAATAATAATTTGCACCCCACCATATTTGTTTTGCATCAGGATATAATCCATATATTAAATTAAATGCGTCTTTAGCAATGTCAGGATTATCGTCACCAATTATATCTGTTTTATAATTCTTACTTAATACACCTGATTTTGATACTGCGTTCATTCCGTATGGAGGGTCGGTGTGTATTAAATCAGGATATATTCCTTGCATTAATTTATCAACATCATCAATGCTTGTGCTATCACCGCACATTAACCTATGATTACCTAATTGATATATATCGCCTAGTTTTGTTTTAGGCTCAACAGGTGGTTCTGGTATTTCTTCTTCTTCGTAATCTAATTCTTCAATCGGATTAGTTAATACGTTTATTTCATCGTCATTAAAACCTAACATATTTAAATCAAAATCATCTTTAATGTCGGTTAATTCTAATGAGAGTAAATCAGTATCCCATGTGCTGTTAATAGCTATTCTATTGTCAGCAAGGATAAATGCTTTCTTTTGTGTGTCAGTAAGATGTTCTAATCGGATAGTTGGCACTTCAGTCATGCCTAACTTTTTAGCTGCTTCTAAACGACCATGCCCAGCTATAATGCCATTGTCTTTATCTATTAAGACAGGATTATTAAAGCCAAACTCTTTAATGCTTGAAGCTATTTGTAATATTTGTTCTTCGCTATGTTCTCTAGCGTTATTTGCATAAGGAATTAAATCACTTATTAATTTGTTTTCTATTTGCATACAACTCCATTATGGTTGGTTGTCTAAAGGTATTAATAAATTATCTAGTGCCATGCTCCATTCTTCTGCATAGTCACAATCTTTATAATCATCAAAGCATGGTGTGCCAATCGTAAAATGCACCAGCTTGGCATTTTCATTATACTCGTATTCTGATACTAGCCAGTTCCATTCTTTATCTATTTCACCAACTAGGTCTATAAATTCATTTAATAGCCATTGGAAGCGGTGTAAATGCTTGCCACTAGCTGTCATTATATATTCTGGAGTTAATACTCTATTTTTATAGTGTCCACAATTCCAATACATGACACTTGACCAATTTTTTTTAGGGTAATCTTCGTTTTTATTTCCGAGGTATTTAGTCGGGTATTTTGTTTTATAGTCATGTTTGACCACAGAGACTGCTTTTGTTTTATCAATGCTGTTAATTAATTGTGCTATATCTTCACGACATAACATATCACCATCTACAAATAAAGCTTCGCCTTGGAAATCACATAAATAAGGAACTAAAAAACGAGAATAGATAAAAGCATTAGAGCCATCATTATGTGTCTCCATGTAATTATTTAAAGTATTTAGTGCTAATGGTGTAAAACTTACAGGGACAGTTGCTTTTTCTATCACGCTTTGACAAAAAACATGATATGCAATGGGTTCTACAAGTCCATCAAATCCTACAAATATTCTGAGCATTTTTCAATTATCTGCTCTTTTTCTTTATCTGTCAATTTTACCCAGTTTC